CTCTTGGATTTCCTTTTCCTTCTGCTCAATCTCAGATAGGCGTGACTTGTAGTTCAATAACTCTTCAACTCCGGACTTCAATGAATCTTCATTCTCAAATCCATACGTTGCGTACCAAGGTTGGTCCTGTGCGGACTCTTGGTTTTCTACTTGATTTTCTACTTGGTTTTCTGCCAGTTCGTTTTGTGGCTCCAAGCTTTCGTTTGTTTCTGTACTCATACTCTTCCTGTTATTTCGTTTCCATATTCTGCTTCAAGTCTTGCCTCAAGAGAAATCTGTTCGAGAATTTGATTTCCTTTCAACAATTGAACTTGATAGTTCGCGTCGGTCTTCATTTTTTGTAATTGCATTTCTTTCATCAATTCAACATTAGCCTTTTCGCGTTCTTTCATTATCTCTATTTGTGCAAGCTGCATTGCGGTTTCTCGTTTTGCTTGCTCCGCCATCATTGCTGATTCTTGCTGACCACGTATGGTTTGCTCCATCATCATTTTAGCGTTTTCTTCTTCACGAACTTTTGCCTCGGCTTCTTCAACAGTCATAACCCATATTGCCTCATCTACGTCATCGTTTTTCAATAATTGAGCAACCCTTTCAACGGTTGATGGACGCAATAATACAGACCCGTCTTTTGTTGGTATCTGAGACATTTGAATTGCGCGTTGCAATATCATTCCCTTTTCCTTTTCGTTGGGAAGTGCGCTAGTTGTAATTGCTAAACGATCTAATGAAATTCCTTCTACCTCGTCTATTGAATCAATCATGTTTTGACCAATAACATCAGTATAGAAGTCTCTAATTTTATCATCAAACTCAATGTCAATGCGAGCCTGGTGGATGATTCTTTCAGCAAGTTTTTCTTTGAATATTCTCTCAGACTCGCGAAGTGGCCAGTTGGCGTGATTACCTGCAATGTAGTCCTGCTCCATTACACCAACCAATCGTTCCGCGCTTTGATCAGGACTTGCCGCCATAGCGTCTGGAATACCCATCAGGTCCTTGATCATCATTTGGATGTTCGCAATCTGCTGAATCCATTCTGCACCCTGTGGACCAAGACCGTTGTCCATCTCGGTAACGGGCTGAGAAACATACTTACCCGATGCCGCGTTGAACTTGGTTGCAACAACCTGGATACCATTCTGACGATGTACGTGAATCAAATCAAACAAGTCGTATTCGACACCGCCAATTTTGATGTTGGCAGACTCGCTCACGTCAATACGATACCCCTTTGGAGCTGCTGCCCAAACGGCTGCGCGTAGCTTTAAGATGGCAAACATCAAGTCGTCAAGCAATCCCTTCACGCTTCGTGTAGGTGACTGACCTCCAATCCTGTGAACAACATAAGAACTCATCGGTGTGAGTCCCTTCTGCATTTGGTTTGGTTTCTTACGCCACTCGTAGATCATGTCTTGACCCGTTCCGGAAATGATGTATGAACCCTCGTACCAGTAGTTGCACTGGAACTCATCATAGCTCTCATTTGGGTTCTTTTTCTTTTCGTCTACAGGCTTATTATTTCGAAGATATGTGACATAACCTTGCTTGTTTTCACGCTCTACATATTGCTTGTAGTCGGTGGAAAGATATTCAAACTTAAGAACATAGACCTTGAAGTCCATCCATACCCATCGGTTTGTTGTTGGGTCCTTCTTTTCAAATGCCCACTGAGGAAGGCTCGTAACGTCCGTTTGATATGGAACGTATGACTTGGCCATTGCTTGAATCTTCTCATCAGCAAACCCAGCCTCTTTCAGCTTAGGGTAAATGGATTGAATCGTTTCAACCGCGATGTGACCAATAGCCACCGGGTCGTCTTGATTGTCCTCGTTCCACAACATAACAAGACGAGCAGGGTCAATGTATTGAACCTTTACCTGCCCCGTTAATTGATCGTTGTAAATCTTTGCCGCGCGGAAGTGAAAGTCAATTGCGTCTTGGTTTATCATGCGTCTCATGTTCTTCCAATCAGAAGCTCTAAACGCTGACTCGGCCAATTTCTCAAACGCTACTTCATATTTTGTTTTGAAAAAACCCAAACGATCAGCCAATTCAATCATTGTACTGTCCTTTGCAACAAATGGAACGGGTCTTGGCTTGATTCCAAGTTCTTTCAAAAATGGATTAACATCAAATGTTCTTGCCGCAACCTTGGCTTTTTCTTTCTTTTTTCTTGTTACAACATTCTTATCAAGCGACACGCACTTCACCTTGTAGTCGTTGTCCGAAAGAACAGACAACAACACGTTGGATAGCTTACGCATGGGAGAGAAAATATCATAACTGATATTCACAAGTGCCTTGCGCTGTGCGCGTGACATCCCGCGTGTGCTTGAAAATGCTTCGTTTTGATTTACGCTTTTTGCTCCAATTGGTGACCCGTTTGTGAACCAGTTCTTGTACTTCTCCGGCGACTGCATACCCGCACCATAGTTGCGAGTCTCTTGCATTTCGGGGAGCTGATTAAACGAGAAGTATGTACCACCTGCTGAATAGCGAGACCACAAGGCACGTCCACAACGCAATCCAAAATCGGGCTTTAGTTTTTCGCTTTCTGGGAGGTTGTCATCAGGAAACATCACTCCCCCAGCCAGTTGAGGCAACATCATAGCATACAAATTTAGTAATTCAAAGCCAAAAGTACAAAATATTTATTAAAATAGCGACTTATACGTCAAAAGATGAAAAGCCTCCCTGAATGTCAATCGGCTGATACACTTCCTTGTAGATGTCCGGCATACGACTCTTGATGGCCCTCATGCACCAACCGGTGGCGGCGCACAAGTCATGGTTCGTCAAATCATCAATCCCCCTCATCTGACTCCACTCCTCAATGATTTGCCATATTTTAACGTACTTCACGTTGTTGTTGAAGTAGGTCATGATGTCTCCCGCCATCTCGTTCTTCTCTGATTCACCGGACCAAACACCTGGTCGTGTGTCCTGCTTTCCATCGGTTCCAACGTCCTTGAGGAGATATCCGTCGAATCCCTTCTCCCTGAAGTATTCAACAAGGGCTTCGCCATCGGGCCATTCGGGGTAAACATACGCTCCCAAGAAGATGGCCGCCTTTAGCCACTCCTCGTGGTATTCGGACTTGTCCTCTGTCTTGCGATTGTAAATCATGATCCAGTCATTGCTCACCCACTCATTCCTTGGCTTTGTGTCTGGGTCGGCCTGGCTGTCCCTTTTGTAGAACACAGCCGCAGCAGCGTTTGACTTCTTCTTCCCGACAGTGTTTCGCTTGTGGAACTTTACCGGGTCACAGCAGAGGAAGAACCTGTTCATCACCGATGGATCGGGGGCGTATATCGGACCCTTCTCAACTGGTGGGATGTAACCCTCTTCTGGCGTGACAATCGTTCTCCTGTTCCTTGCCTCAAGTGGAGGTAGGTACGACATTGTCCAGCTTCCCTTGGGGTCGTTCTCAACATAAACATCCCCTCCAAACTTGTCACCCATCCACTTGAGGTTTACGTTGGTTGTAAGTGGCGTCTTTGAGAACTTTAACTCTGATATTCTATCCCGCATCTTCTCAATCGGCATACCCATATCCTTGGGTATTACCGCAAACGCCTGCTTCCAGGTCATCGGGAAGTTCTGCTGAAGCTTAATCAGTTTTTCCCATTGACGTTTTCTCTCAAAGTAGTCGGCCTGATTTAGGAGATAACTCTTTGCGCCCTTGGTGATTAGCTTGCCTTCGTTAGACACCACGGGTTCATTCGGGTCGTCAATAATGCTTGCACCGTATTCGTCAATGTACCCTTCAACTGCGTAATAACCAGGCAAAAAGAAGTTAATCAAACCAGATGGCGTGGTTCCATTCTCGTTCCTATCAGAGAAGTGGGAGTCGTTTGCTATGTCAAAGAACTGAGCACCACCACCCGTGTCCATATCACCCACGGTGGATGGCATGATACAAAAACCTCTGATGTTCTCACCTCGCTCAATCGCTGGCTTCATGGTGTTGTACCACCACGTTGGGATGTTCTGGTCTGCCGCCTTGGCGTCCGTCTTCTTCGCAGGCTCGTCCCTATAAACAAACGCAATCTCGGCCTCGCCATCTGCTGCCTTTTCCGTAGATGGAAGCGGTGTTATAAAACACTCCATCTGTTCGGGTATAATCCCTGCGCGAGCTGCTGCGGCAATCGAACCCTCGTACTGGAACCTTAGTCCCTCCTTGGCCTCAATACGACCCCTGTAGTACGGTCTGAAAAAGAAGGGGAGCTTGCTTACCGGCGTTTGTATCTGCTTGATGAATATCTTATTCACCGCCTGATCTTCGTTCATCGCCTGGATGATGAATGTCTGGTCGGGCATATTCAGTGTTCCCCACGTACAAAAGCAACAGGCAATTGCCGTCTTGGCAATACGTCTTCCGGACACAAAGTTAATCCCGTGAACCGTCCGTTTACCCTTGTCAACCGTCACGTTTAGGTTTGGCTGAACGTAGTACTCAACACCCATCTCATTCATATCCTCTACAATCGCCTTGACCTCTTGGTTTGAGTACTTGGTTTTAATCACGCCGTTCTCTCGGTACATGATTTTATGCTTGTAGAAGGCGTCCTGCGTAGAATAGGCGTACATGAAGAGGTGAAACATCTTCCTCTGATAGTCGCGATAGTCTGGCCTGTTATTATTCTTACCGAAGTTCTTTACCGTCCAAAAGTTTAGGAAGAAGTAGTTCGCCCCATTGAGATAGGTTGGCTTTCCCTTTATGAAACACCAATAACCCACATATCTGCGCTTGATTTGGAGACGTATCCAGTCAATCTCGTTCTTGTAGTACTTCTGATTGTTTTCTATCTCCTCGTAAATATCTTCAAGCCTTACATCGGAAACTTCCTTGTACTTTGATCTGTTGGTTGCGTGTTTCTTGTTGAATACGACCTCGTAAATCAGACGAATCTTTTCTGGCGTTTCTTGGTGGGTGAACTTTTGATCCTTGGGCGGAAGGCCGTAACCATCCACGTAGGTCAACGCCTCCTCCCTTGAAACCTCACGGCCAAGGTGCTTACTGTACCACGTTTCAAGACGCGGGAGTGGGATTCGGATTGTGTCCAAATCATCGTCCCCTTCGTGGAACGCAACCTCTGTGTCTTCTTCTAAATATTCGTGCTTCAAGGTATAACGTCTGGAAATATTTCTTTCTTCTCTCTCCATACCCTCGCATAGTGTTCGGGTTGGATTCCTAAATTCTCTGCCCTTACGCTGAAGGTTATTGCCTTCTGCAGGGTAATACTTGTTTCGTCATTCATGATCCTCTGACGCGCATCTACGAGGGTCTGTCTCCAACGCTCAAGTCCCTCTTGGAAGTTCTTGTCGTCGTTTGACCTGTCAACTGGCTGAGTCAAGAGCGCCCTCTGTAGAGCAGAAATACGAATATCCGCCGTACTCATAATCGAGTAGTCCTCGGAGGATTGGAGCCGGGTAAAGGCGATGTATCTATCCACCGCCCACCCAGCGTTCATCAGACAAAGTTGCACGTACCCACTTTCGTCGTTTGTTTCGTCAACGATAATGTTGAGCTTGTTCAACGTGTATCGCTTTCGCTGATTAATGTCCGGATAAGCCTCGCGCACAGGCGTACCAGGAGCGAACATATATATCAGGTAGCGCAAGACTTTGTCTGCGCTTACATCATTGGGTAAGTCATCACTCCTATCGAAGATGTGAGACTGACTCGCGAGGTCCGAGAATCTGTAAACGACAGACTCATCATCTGGAACACCCTCAATGTTGTAAGCTATTTTCGAAAAGTCTAATTTAATCATTCCTCAATGGCAAGTATTATTCTGCTCTGAAATCTCACATACTCCGTGGACTGTGCGAGTGTTGGGTCAAGCCTTGTGGCAAAGTGCGGTCTAATGCACACAACGTCCCCGTTCTTTACCTTGGTGTTTTTCCAAATCTCTTTATTCCTGTACACGGGTTCACGTGCGGGTTCAACAACAACCTCCACACGTCTTATGTCCGCCTCCGGCAAGAACAAGGATCCGTATGTCCTATCGTTTGGAAGAACCTTTCCGATGATGTATCCGTTCAAACTTACAATCTCCTCCCCGCGTTTAGCCGCGTAGATTGACTGTTCGGGGATTAGGATGTATGTTTTTCCGTCCTTCTCAAAAAGTTTCTCCGCTGACTCCATCTGGTCTCTCGTATACGTAGCGTCAAACCAAACCTCGTCGCCGACAACGCCATCAAACTTGCAAGAGAAGTCCCAACCACCGTCAGTTAGATTCTTTTCAGAAACCTTGACTATGGTACCCCTTCTCACGGCCTGCTTGCCTACGTTGTCCTCTGATACATTTTCCGCTTCGCGCTTTGACTCTGCAAGCATCTTGCTGTACTCCTTCATCGCGCCATCATCCTTGTACCTTCCGCGCTTCATTGAGTTGATTGTGCTCATCAAGTCACGCGGGTCAACCTCCTCAACACTTTCCTTGATCTTGCTTACGATGATTAGTTTGCCTCCATTGAAGTCAATCTCATTCTCAAGCAATCCTTCGATTTCTATTAGGCACTCCCCACTTAACAAGCGAAGGGAGTCCAGGTCAAATTCCGAGTAACTCATGCAGTTCGTTTGTATATTTCAAGTAGTTTCTTCTGGCGCTCAAAGTTCTTCTTACCAACGCTTACGCCTGTGTAGAGCTTGATTATCCCGCGACGAAGTGCGTGGTACGATCCGTCAAACACCTCAAGCGCGTCCTTGTCGTCAATCAATCTCCAAGTATTCCCGCGTGTGAGTCCGAGGTCTTCCCTATCAATGTAGTACTGATAGACCTCTATCATCTTGGCGTAGTTCTGTTTAGACTTTGTTCTTATCATAGTGCTCTGATAATGTTTTAAAGAACATAGAACGACGAACGCGCTGTTCAATCCGCGTTTCAGATAGGTCATTTAACGTGCGCTTGTATCTGTCTATTGCAAGCTCCACCTCATCAAGATCTACGGAGGTAATGTCTATATCGCACAACAACAAACGCTTGCGTGATGCAGACGCCATCGGTGTAAATATTCGCATTACCTCGTAGATCTCCACCCTATCTTCGATCATTCTACTGATCAGAGAGATTGCTCTCTCCCAATTCTTTTTCTTTCCTGTGTTGTCCATTACTCGTAAACAAAAAATACGTTATTCTCGTGAACAGAGTAAGTCTCGGTGTCCTGCAATTCGACCTTGTCGACCTTGGCCTTTGGAACACAAATCTTCTGTCCTACCTGTAACTCCGTGTCGTTTCCGGCGTGAGTTATTACGGCGTCTACGTTTTTGCCGTTTTCACTTTCGATGGTGACGAATACTCGTCCGTCTGGGGGGCGTAAATTAATCATAGGGCAAATATACGCACATTTTTTCTTGATTAAACACTTGTTGATGATAAGTAAATAACTACATTTGTAAGTAACTGTTTATGAGTTGTCGCTGAATGATACATACGGTTGTGGGCGTAAGAAATACAAACGCCGAATCGAAATCATAGAAAAGTTCGGAACGGCACAACGCGCCTACTACTGCGACGATTGTGAGGCATTTCACATTTTTTTGCAACAAGACTCGGAGGATAACGACAGCGAATGAATATATTTGCCTCGTATTCCAATCCTCGTTTGTTAAGAGCAACAACAACCGAGGGTTGGACAAGGTAAGATTATCTCTACCAAACCCAGCCCGTAAAGTTGCTCTTACGGGCTACTTTTTTTTATGAATACAGGACAAATCATAAAAACCAAGAATGTCCCATTCGCGATGGTCCCCACAGAGTTCCTAAAAGACCCAAGCGTTAGCCTAAAGGCCAAGGGACTTCTATCCTTCCTTTTATCACTCCCAAGCGACTGGGTGATCTACAAGACCAAGCTGAGCGAGTATTTTCTTGACGGAAAGGACTCAATATCCAGTGCGTGGGACGAACTTGAGACGCTTGGTTACATACAGTCGGTTAGGATTGTTGGTTCGGACGGTTTATCTCGTGGATTTAACTACATCGTATACTACGAGCGGATTTCAACGGAATGCGGATTTCCCGCAATCGGGAAATCGGAAATCGGAAAACCCGCCCCTACATATATAGATAATACAAAGAAAGAGATAACAAATAAATATACATTTGAGGATTTTTGGAATTCATACAACAAGAAGAGCGGAAAGAAGAAGGCTCAAGACGTATGGAACAAGATGCGTGAAGACGACAGAATTAAGGCTGTCGAGTTAATGGACAACCACAAGTTCGGAAGAGAGGCCAAGTACTGGAAAGACCCCGAACGATACCTCAGAGACAAGCGATGGGAAGATGAACCAATGAAAAAAATAACAAGCAATCAAACGAATTATGACTCAAACAATGCATGGTAAAGTATCAATCTACAAAGACTTCAACGATCTGCAAGGACACACAATCTCTGTCCTGGGCGCTCTTAATCGGATTCGAGACGGAAAGAGCAAGGAGATTAACGAGCTTATCCGAAACGCGAAAACCAAGAAGGAGGCCGACGAGATAAAAAAGACACTCCCTGCGGTTTGTTTCAGCGGTGTATTCTCAACACGAAAGGACTCCGCGCTTATCGAACACTCCGGGTACATTGTGCTTGATTTCGATAATGTCCCATTTATTGCCCAAAAGAGAAATGAATTGTCCGCTATAAAATACATGACGGCGGTTTGGCTTTCTCCATCAGGCAAGGGACTCAAGGCTCTTGTCAAGATAGCCGACCCATCAAAACACAAGGAACACTTCAATGCACTTCTTGCACTCCACCCAGACGTGGATAAGACAGGTAGAAATCTTTCAAGGCTCTGCTTTGAGTCGTATGATCCCGATATTTATTTAACAGAGGCCGCCTCAACATTTAACATCTACGAAGAGCAAAAGGTTGTAACAGAGAAGGTTGCGGCAAAAGATGTCATTGAAACATTTCAAAACCTTCTCACATGGATTTCAAAAAGGGGTGACGCGTTTCGTGAGGGTGAGCGGAATCACTTTGTGTTCAAACTCGCAGCGAGTTGTTGCAGGTTTGGGATTGACGAGGAGACTGCTAACTCATTGATTAGCACATACATTACGCCAGATTCATCGTTCACACAGAGGGAGTGCAGGTCGGCTGTAAGGAGCGCGTACAGATCAAACATGGCTCAGTTCAACACGGCTGAATTCAGCGAGGAAAGGCTTGTCACCAAGTCAACGCGCAAGGAGGTGGATATCGTTGTAACTGAGGAGGATGCAGAAGAAATGGCTAAGGAGGACGTGATCTACGCGGAGGAGGTTCGTGACAAAGCCTTGGAGATTTACGAGAAGGGATATCAGGCGGCAAGAGAACTTGGTGTTCCACTACTTGATAAACACTTCAAGAGGGTGAAGGGAGAACTCACGGTGATGAGCGGAATCGGTAACTATGGTAAGTCAAGCTTTATGAAGTGGGAACTTTTGTTCAGGTTGATTAAGTTCGGTGAGAAGGTTGCCATATTCACGCCAGAGGAACTTCCTGCTGAGCAGTTCTATCACGACCTGGTTGAGATATATTTTGGGATGGATTGCACACCAAAGAACCCAGGAAGGCCGAAATATGAGTCATACGCCAAGATATACGACTGGATTGGTCAGAACATATTCATCGTGTATCCAAAGAACGTAGCACCGACACCGGAATACGTGAAGGAGGTCTTCTTGAGCCTGATCATTAAGCATGGTGTTGACCGTGTAATCATCGACCCATTCAATCAAATGTCCAACGACTACGCCAAGAGCGGTGGCCGTAGCGACAAGTACCTTGAGACGTTCCTCTCTGACTGCATACGCTTTGCAAGGAAGAATAACGTGTACTTTGATATCATAGTCCACCCGCACAAGATGAGAAAGGGTGACGATGGCAACTACCCCTGCCCAGAGGTGTTTGACCTTGCGGATGGCGCGATGTGGAACAACAAGGCCGACAATATCATCATCTACCACAGGCCGTTTGCCCAGACGATACCGGATTCACCCGCCTGTGAATTTCATTCTAAGAAGATTAGAAGGCAGAAAATCGTTGGAATGAAGGGAATGATCAGTTTTGAATTATTCCGCAATAAAAGGCGGTTTATATTCGACAACGTGGACCCAATGGAGCAGGCAATCAAGGGGATGTACACCCAGACGGAGGTGTTTGAGGAAAGGCCAAAGATTCTTCCGAACTACGGGTTTGGTAAAAAGTCCGATACATACCACCCGAACGAATTCAAAGAATCTTGGGAGTATTAACACTTGTTAACGCTGAAATTTGCGTAATCAAATCATACAAGTTATATTTGCGGAATTATAACCAATTTATTAATCAAAAAATCAAAACATGGGATTAAATTCTAGTGGTTCGACAGGTAACGTAAACTACCTATCAATTAGCGACGGAAAGATTGCTAAACGAGTAAAAACAGAGGAGCCTAACACGGTTAAGTGCACCTCAAAAGACGGCTCAAAGATCTGGTGGGAATACCGCTACGACTCGGTGAGCGGAAAGATTACTAACGTGAAACGTCACGACTCAACAATGGGCTACGGATCAAAGCTTCAGATTGAGATTGAGGACGGTTTCGAAAAGTTTGTTCTTGAGATGCCTTGGAGTTCACGGTACAGCTCCGGATTCTTCCTCTGTATGCCGAACATCGACACAACAAAGGAGATTGAGTTCAGACCTTGGATGAAGGTGATTGACGGAACAAAAAAGACGATGCTTTATTTGAAGGAGTCTAACTCAAAGGACAACATCCAACACTTTTGGACCAAGGACAACCCTGGTGACCTTCCGCAGATGCAGAAAATTCGTGTAAAGGGAACTGACGTGTGGGATGATACAGACCGTCAGGATTACTTTGAGAACTATCTCAACAACACGTTCATCCCTGCAATCGGTAAGACAAACACCCAACGTGCAGAGGAGTTCGTGAAAAAGCTAGACGCTGCTGCGGTAAAGAACGATGACGATGACTTGCCATTTTGATAACTAACCAAGCTAGGGGGTCGGAATCCGCTGACCCCCGCTTTAAACAAGACACAATGATAGAGACAAAAAGATATAGAGACTTAATCGAACTTGTACCGAGAAAGAACAAGGCATTATTCACCCAGATATATTTCAATAAGAAAGTTGAGTACGAAGAACTGAAGGCGGAGATTATAAACGCAATAGAGTCAGTCCTTGGAATCACGTTTGAACAGATGGCCTCAAGATCAAGGGAAGGGGAGTACGTCACCGCACGTCAGATATTCTTCCTTGTGATGAGGTCGTGTACAACGGCAACGTACCAGGAGATTGGAAGTATAATCGGAAGGGATCATTCAACGGTCCTCTACGGAACTAATAAGGCGATAGTTGACTACAACTACTCGAAACAACACAGAACAGTTATTAATTCAGTACTCGAAAGACTTGACCCCAAGTCATACGAGTCAATAATGGACGTTATTGATGAAAGAAGAGAAAATAAATAAACTCCGGGAGGAAAGGTTAGAACTCATCACAAGCATGAACATAACTAGGGCCGAGAACAACGGAGAAAAAGCCGCCGAGTACAAGAAGAAACACAGCAGGCTCAAGGAGGTGTCATCGGACCTATATCGCTTAACAAATAACCCAATATACTTAATAAAATGAACAAGTACGGAACAGTAGAAATTCACGACGCTAGCAGAAAAATTGACGGCGTTAAGGTAAAGGCATACCGCGTAAAAATTGTCGGTGCAAACGGAGAGAAAATGCAGATCTCCGAGGTATTAAATGAAATCAAGGCAGTAAAAACACACATCAATGCTCTCCTTAAAATATTCGCTTCTGAGGGTACGGTCACTATTGTTGACAGAACAAAGGAGGGTAAATTCAATAAACTTGCAACAAGCAATGGATAGACTAAAGTACACGTGGGAGGAGGTTCAGCAGTACGCTGAAGAAATCTCTGCAAAGAGAGTCCAGACACTTGCGCTTGCTTACAAAAGAAGGATACAGATTCTTGAACAGATGAACAAGAACTTCTACGACTACATCCAGGAGCTTGAAAAAACCCAACTAGACCTAAATGACGGGAGCATTAACAATGATCAATCTAACGGTATCGCTTAGGTTGAGCAAAATAAACACTACCGCTTTAGTTCAAATGGCTGAGATAATAATATCTTTGCATGGCTGCAATAATCACAGCATTATTATTTGGAATTAAGGCGCTGCGCCACCTGTTGGCGCAAGTTCGTTTGTTTTCATTGTTCATTGTGAATAACCCTCCGTGTATGCGGGGGGTTATGTTTTTTTTGGCTCGTAACACTTAATACTATAAATTTGTTACCAATACAAGCGATGAATCACGAAAAAATATACCTACGAGTCTTTGAAGACAGTAGGCCTGTATCTGAGCAGGAGAAGCTCAGAACAGAGTATTCAAGCGTAAGTTCAATTATGACGTTTGGTTCGTTTAGAACATCGTACTATAGATGGAAAAAACGTGGTGTAAAAAAGTCAATTGTCAAGGCGTCCAAGTCGGTTAACACATCAGAGCGAACCGGTGCGTTTGACTCCATCCTTAGCAAGTTTGACAAGAACTACAACCCCCTTGGACTTCCGGAATCTTTAGAGACGGAGTACAAGCCATTTAAGATCCCACGCAACCACAACGATATCCTTCTTTTAAGCGATATTCACATCCCATACCACAACATCCCCGCGTTAACCACGGCGATTGAGTATGGGATTGAAAAAAGGGTCAACACAATCCTCTTAAACGGGGACCTTATAGACTTTTATGCGATAAGCAGGTTTCAGAAGGACCCACGCAAGAGGAACCTTGCAAGGGAGATTCTATTGACTCGTGAGTTCCTTCAGATGCTAAGGAGGCTATTCCCAAGTGCGGCCATCTACTACAAGTGCGGCAATCACGACGCAAGATGGGACCACTACATCATGAACAACGCCCCAGACCTTCTTGGACTTGATGAGTTCAATTTTGAGTCGGTCATGCACCTGGACAAGTTAAATATCACGTTTATTCCAGACAAGCAGCTGATCCATGCGGGTAGACTCACAATCCTCCACGGACACGAACTGATGCGTGGGATATTCAGCCCTGTAAACGTCGCAAGGGGCCTATTTAACGCAGCAAAGGCAGACGCCCTTGTTGGACACCACCACCAACATTCGGAGCACTCAGAACCCAATATAAACGGAAAACTGATCAACACGTATTCCGTTGCGTGTCTTTCTGAACTGCACCCGGACTACGCACCCATCAACAAGTACGCGCACGGATTCGCCCACATTAAGGTGTTTGAAAATGATGACTACGAGGTGAATAATTACAAAATCATAAACGGAAAAATCAAATAATTCTGTAGATATTTTGTTGAAAAATCGGTAAATTTCGGCTATGAATAAGCCAACCGTCAAAATAAGGAAGCTCGGACGCCAGAGGGCTTATGGACTCTACCACGACGGGGGTTTAATCGAGATTGACCCAAGGGTCCCGGTTGGAGATCACCTCCGTGTCCTAATCCATGAGTACCTTCATCACGCGCATCCGGAGTGGACGGAGGAGAAGGTTGATACATTGAGCACAACTCTTGCTGAATTCCTTTGGGAAAACTCCTACAGAAGGGTATTACTTGAGTAATTTTGTTGTATGACCATTAGAGTTATACTCCCAGTTGTCATTGACAATGAAGAGAAAAGGACCGCAGATATTCTTGGGATAGTTCCATCGAGCTTCCAGTGCGAGCCTATGATATTCTACAACATAGACAACGTCAAGCAGTACGACAATTACAGAAATCTATCCATCGTAAATTCAAGCGGAAAGGAGTATATCGTCGGTCTTCCATACGAGGAGGTTGATAGGATGATCCTTGAGGACCTTCACCCCTATCCAAGTGCGAATTAGTTAAAGAAGGTTAACAATTATGAATATACTCCTTATATGTAGTATATTCGCATCATGACAAACAACGAAAAAAAGCGACTCCTCATAACAGGAATCGCGGCTCAACAGGTTTACGCCCACTGCCACGACGAGGCGATAGGGATGGGTGTATTTAGGCAGGATCTCAAGATGTCCTCAAAGAACCTTGTATCAAAACTAGAGAGGGACCTAATCCAGGTGTTTAGGACAATGGGGATGGTCAACAATGGTGACGCATACATAGGTGTACTTCAAGTGATGGAGAACGTATTCAAGGACCTCGCGGAACTTCCGCTTGAGTACTGGTACATGGTTGGAACTTACATTAGGGAAATAAAGGAACTGTCCGATGAAAAAATCAAAGAAGAGGCTGATAGAGAGTCTAACGGAAATTTGCAAACAGACGTCCCCAATGACGGAGCAGGCGATACGAATAGTAGTGAGCCAGAACGTGTCGAGGGTGAAACGAATGACTAACGAATCAATAGAAATACTTACACAATTATGTATAGAACAAACAACAGTCCATTCAGCGACTACAGAATAAAGTTCGAGCTTTTATCGCTCAACATGAGTCGTAGCTTCAAGCAAATTCAGTTTTTCTGTATTGGGGAGCGAAGCCTCTTGGGATTTAAAAAGATTGACTACTACAACGAGGTTCAGATTGAGATTTTCTTTGTGATGATAAGCATTGCAAGCTGATGATCTCCTTTGTAGACAGACCAATCCCGGTGACAACACCGCTCGGAGATGGGTACATATTCTATATCACCCCATCGGGGATGCTTGAGAACGACGAAATAACCGTGATCCTTGTAAAGGACGGTCAAATTAAACACTTTTCATCAGACCAGGTAAAGGTCTGGACAAACGCAACTTACGGAATAAACAATGGCTGAATTAATGTACATTTTAGCGGGATTTGCCCTAGGAAACTTGTGCGGGGTGGCGATATACCACTACGTGAGGACCATAAGAGAAGAACGCAATAGGAAAAAGCAGAACGAGTTTATGATTCGTTTCATAAACAATATTGACGCAGGATACGTCTCAAACTCGACCTGGGGTGTGACCGAAAGATATTCGGCACAGCCAATCCCAAGCAAAGAGGAGGTGTGGGATATGTGTGTTGATCTATACGAGTCAAAGATTATTGACTCTGGCAAGTTCAGACGGGTTTCAAAACTCCTTGACAAAAATAAAGTTAAAGAGGCGTACCAGCTTCTTAACTCCTAGCATTTCCAGGCCCGAAGAGACTTGTTGATACGGCTGTTGGGATCATTGGCGGTCTTACTTGACGTAAGCTTGGCCTTCATCCCCTTCATCCGGGCACAGAATGACTTTCTTCGACCCTTGTCCTTCTCGGTCTTAGGGTTAGGCGCAGGCGGTTTTAGATTACCACCGGTTGATTTGTTGTACGAGGCACGACCCTTTGCGTTGAGTCCACCTTTTTCATTCTTACCCTCCTTACGTTGCCATGCTGCTGTACGTGCCATTATCCCTGACCTTTACTTGGTTTAACATTCTTGTCCTTTGGTCCCTTTCTCTTGCAGTGACAACCGTCCTTGCGCTTGCCGAAGGTGACCTTTGCTGATGATGAACTAACCTTTGCCATTCCTTCTGATTTTACGCTCCTCTCTCTTCATTGCAGCGGTTGGCTTACGACCAGACCCCTTGTTTTCGCGGATGCTGTCCCACAGCCCGTGTTGGCTGTAGGATCCATCCTTGCGTTTTATGAGTTTTTTCTGCTTCATTTACGACGGGTTGTACGCATCAAAGCCCGTTTTCCAACCTTTGAGTTTCTTTCCGCACGGGTAGTAGATGACGTCGATGGGGACTTTTTGTCCCTGATGTACTGGGCCTTATTCTTCAGCTTCTTGGCGCGTTCGGTCTGACGAAAAACACGGCTCTCAAGCTTATCCGCCTGGGCCGATTCGTTCATGGTCGGTTCACGATCACCAACCGACTTGCGGAGGGCCTCGTACTTGTTGTAGTTTTTAGTTGCTCGACCCATCACACGCTCTGCGCGACGCTCAAGTCTCTGTGGACGTTTTGTTGGCATTTTATTTATTTTTTAAAATTCACCCTTGATTTTCTTTGGTCCTTTTTTCACCTTGTTCTGGCTACGTGCGTTAATCCGCTCAATCCTGTTCTGAATACGGGCAACCTTACGCTCACCACGTTCGGCAATTCGCACGTCACGCTTTTGTGCCTTGTCCTCCTTACGGGCGGTGCGGGTTGAAATACGCTGATTCTTACGATTCTCGCGTTTAGAAATCTTCTCGTAGTAGTCGTGTGAACGCTTAGCGTAACGACGCTTTGCACGGGCACTTGTCCCCCTCAACTTAGGCGCGTTAGGTTGCAACGCCTCGCCAATACCCTTGGCAACACGCTTAACGCCCTTCACAAGCTTTGTGTCCTTCAACATCTTTCCCGTAGACTCCCCAGGTTTCTTCTGCGTGTCGTAGGCCGAACAACCGTCCTTTGTACACTCCTCCGGCTTGTCCTTGCCCTCCTTCATATGCTTCTCAGCAACCCTAGCAGCCATTCGAGAATTAGCCTCGTTAATACGAGTTTGTTTACGGGCCTGACGCTTCTCAAGACGAGCCTTGCGCTTGCCTGGGTCTCCCATCTGTGTCATCCCACGCATCCCGGTGGGCATAGCCATTTGTGCCATAGTTTATGTTTTATACAGGTGTAGTAAATGCGTCAGCAACGATGGTAAAATTAAACTTGCTAGATGGACCAAACAGATCAACTGATACACGGCGAATCTGAACAATCTGAATGTAACTCGGATCGTCCCAGTCCTTAAACAAACGACAGTAAGCCGCGCCAAGACCATTATTAAAGTCAAGGTCAAGAAGGGCCTTCACAAAGTCGTGAGTGTTAGCTGTCGCAGCCACATCTCTACCCGTGCAGATCTGAGACACCGAATACGCCGGAGCCTGCAATGCGTTAAACTCGTCAAGAGATAACTCACTAAACGTCGTGCCCGCGTCCTCCGACTTATAAACCCTACCAACAAGGAACTGAAAGTCGTTAAACCCTTGCTGAACAATACGATCACTGAGCGTGTATGCCTGTACCATGTTAACTAATAATTTCTACAAATATACACAACAACACAAAATATCAAAAAATATCAAGACTTAAGTCCGCGAATATTAGGGACATACGACTCAGCCATCTCCAAAAAATCATTCAAGATCTCCATCGACACAAACCCAACAACCTCCGCAAAGGTCTCCTCGTCAATATCGTCAGGACCATCGCCAATTGATGGCCAAGAAGACTTCGTCCAGTCACGCTCACCACGCAACAAATACCTTGTAACAAAAACACGGGCAAGATGGACGCACTCGTGTGAGATCTGCTCCATGATCGCGGGGAAAACACCGTGAGTCTTCGCCTCGTGAGCAAGCCTCTTTCCATTAGTGAAGAAAAATATATCGTTCCCGTCATTCATCACATTGACCATCCCATACACAAACGCATCAGACGGCTTCTCGTTATAGGACATCGCATCCAACTTACTAAGACCCGTGTACCGCTCAATGTCTGAACCAATATCATACATATCAACCGAACGAGGAGCAAAGGCCAAGATAACCGAACCCTTAATCACACCGTATCTCCCCGTATTCACACTGAGAGGAACCTCACGTACCTCCAAGCTGTTAAGAACAGGACCAAAACATTGGCCAAACATATTCCTATAAAAGTCATTCGAAGCCTTCATATGGCAAATATAAACAATTCTAGAAGATCAGAACCCAGGATGATTGGAAACTCACCGTGGCGTAAACTTACCATGGCGTAAACTCAGGATTGTTGTAAACTTATTGTGGTGTTGTAAACTTACTATGGTGGGGGTCACCCCCCATAGGTATGTGGCCAAGTGCCCGACCCGAACCCGAATCAGCAACAGGGGTGGGTCGCCTTTGGGCGGCATTGGCTTCCGTGTTGGGAGTCCAAGGATAGCTGTCCCCCTGCGCGGAGGATAGCGCACGCAGTACGCTAGGCAGCAGGTATGCGATGAGGCACGCGCTCGCAGTGTACTGATGACAGCCGGACGTGCGCGGCGTGCTGCTGCCATATCACCTAGCGCGTAGGTGCGCGGGTAGTCATGCACACTACAGCCGGCAGCAGGTGACCAGCACGCACACCACCGAGGCGGAAGATAACCACACAGGGCTGCGCGGCCACACACCAACAGCCAGAGGTCATGCATATACCAAGGCCATATACACGCAGCAGGCGGCCGATAAAGCCGTCAACCCTCCAAAGCGGATGAATACACGCCTCCATAGATTCCAAGCGAATGTAGGGGCGCTGCTGCGCGAATAAAGCGGGCGAGGTCGAAGGCTTGGTGCTCGTTTCTTTTTGTTCGGGCGAACCTGATTGAGCGCGTCAATATGCGAGCGTGTGTGAGTGCTGTTTATGTAACTCGGTTTTACCTGTGTTCTTCCCTCTATGTTTTCCCTATGTGTGCTTGGTGACTTTTTGCCCGCGCATGACCTATCACCTGCTGTTGATTCATTCCCTATATACCTGTGATTCGCGACATTTCCATTCGCTTTCTGAAATTCTTGAGATGCCCGGATCCCGCGACTGGAGCGGCTTTCAGAAGATTGAGCCATAAAGATAGTCAATGTTTACGGGCATTCCAAGTGAAATGAAAGTTTTTTTCAGAAAAATGAAAATTTTTTTTCGCTCTGTAACCCGCGTCAACACTGAGTTTCTTAAAAAAGTTTGTGTTTTTCTAAAAAAAAATTTGCAATCTACTTTTCGCTAGTGATACCAAGGGTTTCAGAGAGGGGGGTCTTGGAAAGGCGCGTAAACACTGGTCATTTAGAATCAACAACAAATTTGCATATAAACAACAACATTGACATATATTTGCAACGTCAACGGACAACGGAGGTTATGTCAACCGAGCGATAGTTAACTGAAATGAAAGGGTACAAACGCTGAAGATATACGACACGAGTGGTCGTTAAAAACACAAGTTCTTTGAAATAATGCTGAATGTGTTCAAAGCACGCCACCTAGATTGGTGGGGGAGTTGATAGACGACAATGTTCGGTGCGGTGGTTATACCACGCATATGTCAACTTGTACTGATAGCCGCAAGGACGTACAACACAGGAAGCGAAGCCAACACACACAATTAGCAGTAACGTAAGGAACGTCATCCATAACATACCGAGGTGGTTATGTGTTGAAGAGGGTTCGACTCCCTCTACTGCGCTAAAAAAACCGAATATGTACAAGATAGCATTTCATCTTGGCCGAGGCAAGAACTTCATGCATTGGCAAATCAAAGACGAGGCTGGCAATGTGTTCTACGTTGACCCAAAAATCAACGATATCGTACTTCACAACTGCACACTACGGAATCAGAAAGCGGCGTCTCTTAGAATCTTCAATGGAGGCGAGAAAAACCGCTGCGCTTGGGTGCAGTTCGAGTCGTACGAGGTCACGCCTCTAACGGGCGTAGAAACTGACACCCAATTGCGGTTCAACCCCCGTATTTCACCAACGTGGATGGTCGCAGAAACTACCGGCCAAGACGGCCGTGAATTCGCGACAATCTACACCAATCAAAGCAAATTATTCACCAAATAAACAAACCAAAATGACAAACAAAAAAATGTGGCCATACGACTACAAAAGTCGTATCAATGAGAACACGACTTCAGAGGAATTAATGTGGACAATCAATGATTGTCAGGTAGCGCAATTTAGCGGGTATTGTGACCCCGAAAAAAGAGAAGTATATCAAGAAGTTATCGTGTATTGCTTCGAATTGTATAACGCTAAAAAATAAAAACAAACCAACATGAAAGCACTATTTTTTATCCTGTGGTTCATTACACCACAGCAAACTGACCTCGAATCTCGATTCCTCCAAATGCAGGACGAGGGTCTTGTCGTCTATCACAGCGACGACGAATTCGGCCAGCCTCTATTCACGCTCTACACGTCCAATGGCGCTCCATTTGATTACGCTCATAAAAGCGAAATCATAGAGTACATAGAGACAGGGACATTTGAATACAACGACTTCTTAAACTAACCAACATGAGCAGCACAAACGAGAAATTTCCGCAGCTATGCGACGTCAAGAAAGTAGGTATCTACACCGGCTACGTGTTCTACGATGGCCTCTTCACCTGCGAGGATGAGGAGGACGCGCTGAACTACGCTAAGAATGACGGATACGCGAGCCTCGACGAGGCCTATGATGACGAGGCCTATTACTACACCGAGTGGGAAGAAATCGACGGGGTGTGGTTCGAAGAAACCGACGGCGTGTGGTTCGAATGCACCGAAGACAGCCGAGAGCCTGTTAAATAACTAAACAAAGGGGGGCGCGCATCCGTAACGCGCAAACAAAAACAAACAATGAAAGCAACAATCAAAGCAATCATCGTGATGGCAATTATCATCGCGATTACTTCACTATTCACTTCATGCACCTGCACGAGTTCAACAGGGATGCATACCCGTCAGAACTTTCAGAACAATAGGGGATGCGAGTGGCACAGGAACTAAGTTAAACTGATGAGCCTTCAGTAGGCGAAACGCTCCATTGGAGCGTCTTTAACAAAAACAAATCACAATGAGAAAACTACTTTTGGCAGCCATAGTCACTATGGGAATTATTTTCGACAGCGACCTCAACAAAGAGGTTCTATTCCAACAATGCATCGACTATCGCGGGGCGGGTGACGCAGCCTGCGAAGAGTGCTGGCGCGAGGTCTATGGCGACGACGACTTCGAAGAAAGCCACGAAGAAACCAACGAGTTAACAACCAAAAAAACTATTGAGATATGAGCAACAAGAAAGTAAGTCAGATCGTAAAGCAGTACGAGAACGCAATCAACACGAACTTGTGGGACTATGAAGAGGGGCACGAGTTCAAGTCCTCAATGGAGGTCTTTGAACTGGTCATGCAGGGCAAAACAATCTATATGTTCGCACGGCAGTCGGCCATAGAATTCGGCACGATTACAGGCTGTCTTATGGCCTTCCTTTCGCGTGAAATAAACAAGGCGGGACATTGCTCCCAATCAACCAAGAAAGCAATCAGAAGGGGCGTCCTATTCGCTCAGGATAAATTAGCATCCGTTAACAATTGAAATAATAACTCGAAATTAAATTTGCATAAAAACAAATCACAATGAAAACAACTTTCAACATTGGGTTAAACAACAACCCGTTCAACCGAATTCAAGTCCGCACAATCGTTGACGACATTCTGCTCCAGCACGCAGCAATCAAATTTGACTACAGGTACGTCATGTCAGAATTTATGGGCAACGAAGAGCCTACATTCGTGTGCACATTCGAGTCAACGATTTCTCAGGAACGCATGGAGCAATTAGTACAGGCTCTTACGCTGCTCATGACCCAAGAATCTATCGCGGTCATGACTAACAACGTCGGGACATTAGTCTTCAACCCGTCGCACACGGGTGACAGGTATCAATTCGACAATCAGTATTTCATCAATATGTAGAAACCGAGTCGTGTGGTTGTTGTCTCAAAAGGGGAGAAGCGGTAACGACACGCGCCCCTTTTTAAATTTAAAAACACAATCACATGAATAAACTAACGCAAGAACTTCTGGCCGCGATTCCAGAGGACACACACATTGGCGACTTGGCCGAGGCCATAGCTACAATCGTAGAAACTGAATACGGAGACCATAACAAGCGCCAATTCATCGAGACAATACTGCTTCGCCTTGGCGAGGAGATATCCGCTAAAATAGCCATGCAGGCGCTTAGAGACAAGGGTTACTATGCATCTAACCTTTGGCACATTGATGACGTAAACAATACAATAAAATAAACACTATGAATCTAATTCAATTTAAACAAGAGTCCGCCACTGGTACAGGGGTCTACTCTACAGCAGTCACTGAGAAACCAGCGTTCGGAGCATACGTGCTTACCGACCTTCAGTTGAACGCGCCTACGACGGCTGACTTCAGTAAGGCCTGGGACGCGCTTGTCGCTGACATTATCGGGCAGTACGGAATGATTCTCGACCAAGAAACCAGTTTCCTCATCGGCCACGTTGACGAGTCCAGCATGAATGTACAGGTGGCTATTCACTTCGATGACATTCAGTCGGCCTTGAAGTACGCGATAATGAACAACCTCCAAGTCTACAGCGACGAGTACGGGCACATTGAAACCCCCTCATCGCAGGCTGGGACTTTGACCCAAAAACAAACCTATGCAGACATGAAGGCTCGCGCAATCACCGAACGCTTATACAAGTCCAATGGATAGAAACGAAATCAAAGAGGCCGTATTCTTAATCGTGTGCGGCCTCCTTTCATTAATCATCATAGTACTAACAATAAAGCATCTCATATGAAACCAACACCCCAACAAATTGAAACCGCCAAGCAAATACTAACCAACGCAGGCTTTTGTGTTGACAGCCTCTGGCACGTCGATGACGTCAAGAACAGCTACCAATGCACGGACGAACAGGCAATGGAGATTCTATCCAAGTCACTCGACCACGAAATGAATATGTCCGCAATATTCGACGAGATACACTTTCAAGCGGAGTTCACATACAATCTAAAATCAAAGGCATGAAAACGGAGAAACAAATTCAAATCAAGCGGTTCATCGACCGATCTGGAATGCTAGCCTCGGACATTGACTACTGCAGCGAACTTCTGACACGAATCGCAAGGGCAAACTACTCATCTATGCAACTCCTGTGGAAGCAAATGCACACCAAGTCGGAGGTCGAGGGGAGAAAGTATATGTGGCTCGGAGACTTCAAACGCGAGGTCGTGATTCCGGAACTTACCAAGAAACTAATGTGGACACTTCAACGATACGGCTATGCTGAAAATAATTGATAAAATAACCTGCAAACTGCTTTGCTGGCTGGCAGAATAGCGTAAATTAACGCTGAAATAACCGCATACACTAAGGTTCAACTAAATTTGCTATCACAATGACAAGGGTATATAAAACCAGGGACGGCTACGAAATCAAGAAAGAAACTGGGGAACTTTATGCAATTATCAAGTCACACGTCACTAAGAAACTGGTGGTAAGGTACATTGGAAAGTTCTCCAGCAGCTGGGCGGCATCTGGTCGTCTACTCAAGGCCATCCCCAACGAAATAAAAACAATCTTCTTCAACATACAACGAACAAAATGAACTGGAAATTAGACCAACTATGGAACGAGTGTGTGTACTCGAACCAGCGCCCATTAGAGCCAAGGAATTACTGCTACGCGTCCGAAATCGGGCAGCCTTTGGTTGACAGGTATCTCAAGATGCGTGGCGAGAAACCAACCAACCCTCCCAATATGAGAAGCCTCCGTAAATTCGAGGCGGGCAACCTCACCGAGTGGATAGTCCGATTCGTTCTTCAGCGTGCGGGACTGATCGTAAACGAACAGCAGCGTGTAGAAACTAACTACGAGGGTCTATTACGCGTTTCTGGGCGGTTAGATTTCCTTGCGGGTGGCTTCGTGGACATCGACAAGGCTCGCGAGGATATAAGCGCCTCACAGCTCCCAGAATCAATTCAGGCGTCGTCGCTTTACATTGCGGAGAAACTACACGAGAAGTTCGGCACAACGCCCCTTGAAAAGAAAGTGCTTGAGATTAAGTCGTGCTCATCGTTTGTCATGGACATGATGGAAAAGACGGAGAAACCAATCAAGCACCACAGACTTCAGCTGTTCCACTACATGAAGGGTCTCGGACTCAAGGGTGAACTCGTCTATATATGCAAGGACGACCTTCGGATGATCTGCTTCCCCCTCACAGCAAACGAGGAACTGGAAAAAGAATACACCGACGACCTCAAGAAACTGACCTCCTACGTTAAGGGCAACACACTGCCGCCCCTTGAACCACTCATCGTGGTGGAGGATGGTAAGTTCAAAAAGAATCTGGGCATCGAGTACTCAAACTACCTCCAACTATTGTACGGCTTCGAGACGCCACGAGACTACTCCGACGCAGTAAAGTCACAAGTCAGCCGGTGGTCACGCGTCGTATCACGCTATGCCAAGGGCGAAAAGATTACGACCAAGAACGAGGAGGTGAGGAAAGAAATCGAGAGCGCGGGATACGACTTTAATCTAATTGTAGAACAAGCCAAGTCATCAGGCTATGTTGATGACGAAGAAACAAATTAATATGAAAATTGACAAGAACGTGCCAATGCCCAAGGCAAAGGCGAAACTGAAGTACCCATTCAACGAGATGCAGGTCGGTGACTCATTCGAAGTCCCATGCACCGAGGAGGAACGCAAGAGCCTCCAGATTAAACTCGCATCGTCGTCGGGAATGTACGGAAGAAAGCATGGTGCAAAGTTCACCACACGACAAAGCGACAATGGAATACGGGTATGGAGAACAAAATGAGACACCACGCTGTGGTAACTCCTCAAGGGGCGTTAAGGCTTCAAAACCGAACGCTCTTTGAGGAATCTATCCGCAATATGTCAAGGGATGCAGACTACCCCGTAGTGGTCGAGGTTAGACCACGCAAGAGGTTCCGATCCGACGTGCAGAACGCATACTACTGGGGAGTCTGTGTTCACATGGTATGCCAACGACTCCGAGAGATCGGACACGACGTTGACAAGGACTTGACCCATGAGTTTTTGAAGGGGAGATTTCTTTACACCGAGATGGTTGATCCGGAAACCGGTGAAGTCATGAAGATTCCACGCAAGACATCGGATCTTTCAACGCAGGAGTTTATTGACTACACCGAACAGGTTAAGCAATTTGCTGCTGAGAAACTGGACTTGTTTATTCCCGACCCAAATGATAACGCAGAGCTTGATGGGTAGCTTGGATTCATTTAAAACAAAAACAAGAAAGAACGTAAAAAAAATAATTATGGCTACTATAGAATTAAAAACAAAGATCATCAATGATAGATACACAAAGTATGTGTATGAATCATTTGATATTCAAAACAAAGAAGAAACATCTGTTTCAATACCAATGAATTTAGGTGAAGCAAAAAACTTTGATTGGAACATTGGGGTTATTTTAGGTGGAAGCGGGAGCGGTAAGACTACCATACTTAAAAAAATGGGGGATGTAAAAAAGATAAACTTTGATTTTGAAAAACCACTAATTAGTAATTTTGATTGGTTAGAACCTAAAGAGGCTACGTTAGTCTTAACATCAATGGGTTTATCTTCTGTGCCTACTTGGTTGAGACCATTCCACGCACTTTCAAATGGCGAGCAGTATAGGGCTACTTTAGCTTATTTAGTAGCATCAGCAAAAGACGGCGAAGTTATTTTGGTTGATGAATACACTTCTGTTGTTGATAGAGATGTAGCAAAAGCTATGAGTTTTGCTTTGCAGAAGTACATTCGTAGAGAAAATAAAAGGGTAATACTCGCATC